TTAATCCTCCTTACTAAATCCATTTTTAAAACTGTTACAAGTAGCCTCGATTAAGACGTCCATTTCTAACTCTGTAATCGAGATACCTTTTTCATTTAAAAGAGCGAGGATATTTTCCTTAGCTTTCGCTAATTTTTCCTCGCCCTTTAAATCTTTATAAAGTTGTTCTACGTATTTAACCGTAGATTCTACGACTGACTTTTTAGTCTTGTCGTTAATGTATTTCTCGTAGATACCTTTAATCTTTAATCCTATAAACGACGCTATAGCCGTTAAAACCGTATAAAGAATAGTAGTACCATACATAGCGATAAAATCGCTAAATATTTGAGTAAAATTCATATAATAACCTCCTCGTTATTTAATATTTTCTTTAATTATAGCTACGTCACTTTCTATCTTTTTAGTTCGTTCGTCGAGTTTACCAACATCGTCCTCTAATTTCTTAGCGCGCTCATCGTGAGTGATAAGATATTCTTTTAAAACTTCTACTGTTTTATTTATAGCTATTACCGAATTAGCCATATTTTCATTACTCTTATCTATTCGCTCCAACATCTTATCGTTTTTACTTTTATCTTTGAAATAGCTCCATACAAAAAGACCCGCCATTACAACAAGTCCTCCGAATGAGCCTACTAGTTCTAATATATCTTTCATGATCTAACCTTTCCAATCTATTTATTCAAGAAATTATATAATTCTTGCGCTATAGTAAGCATACCTGATTGATCTGGGTGACCACTTTGTTTTGATACATTTTGAGGTATAATACAATCTATTCCATAATATTCACACGCCGAAATCATTCCATTTTGAATACTTGATTTAATATCAGTATTTATGACATTAACTATTCTTGCCCCCGGATTATATGTTTTTATAGTATCAATCATTTTACAAAAAGCGGGTAAAACCGATTTCAAGTCATCGATAGTCCAATCGCTATATTTAACTTCTCCGATAGGCGAATCCAACCACGAGTCGTTTGTACCTCCAAATATAAATATTAAGTTTGGTTTAGGTTGTAATACTCGATTGACACCCAAAGATGTTTCCGCTCTATTAACCATTGCACTATTTGACACATCTGCGCCATTTTGACCAGTAGTACAAATAGTAGAACCGCTCCACCCATCTAGATATAAAAGAGATGTTTTCAACATATTAGCTAGTATATACCACCACATTTGAGTCACACTATTAACATCATTTGTTCCGGTGTTTCCTTCCGGTTTATACCATGACCATCTACCATCTGATGGTATCCACCCTTTATATGCTGAGTAACTATCTCCGATTATAGACATCGCTGGATATTTACAAATATTCTTTTCTTGTATTAAATATTTAAAGTCATTTATCGTTAATGGATTATTTAATACTAAAACATCTTTCTGGTCTATAAAAAGTCCTATCAATCTTATCGCTATTTCGTTTTGTTGCGCTAGTGCTTGTTTTGATCCTATACATACTCTTACGGTATTGTTATTCTGAGGATTAGTTGCTGATATTATAACTCTTTGATAATCTTCGGAAGGTCTTATAATTGTATCTTTGATAGTTGCGTAACCGTTATTTAATAAATATAATTCAACAAAATCACTACATTTTATATCTAAAACAGCCGTAACGATATGGTTACCATCAGCATAATCCGAAACGTCAAAATTTTTGAATACACTCCAATTCCAATTAGAAGCGAGAGTATCATCAGTATCTACAGTAATATTTGTTTCATTTTTAAATATCAAATCACTTGTAGTATTAAATACATGAGTAACCCTTCTATAATTTATATCATCAGTTATTAGTAAACTATTATATTTACTTTCCCCATAATTCATATCTTTGATTTCATCTATTGAATTGTTTTTATAAATATAATAGTCACAACCACCCGGTAGATAAGAAATCATTATGTAGACATCATTTAACGCAGTATATCTATATTCGTGTTTATAATTATCGATACTACAAACTTGCATATTTATATAGGATTTATCCGCGTTACACAAACTAATCATAGCGACGTTACCAGCGTAACCTTTAGCGTTAAGAACGATTGTTTCTCCAGCGTATAGTAAAAAAGGCTCACTTCTAAATGTATTCGCCAATTCCGTTATTTTGTTGTTAAAACGAACATATTCGCCCTCTATTATAGTTAGTTCGGGAATTCTAGTATGTACTAGCTCTTTAGTCGCATTATCTAGTGTATACGGAGATACTGAATTATTCTCAAGCTTTGTACTTTGATAAACACCTCCTATCGTCCAGTTTGAACCATCATAATAATACCAATTGCCATCAGTTGTATTTACATATACTCTATTCTGATTGGTCATTTCGCTAATAGAATCAGCCACTAAAGGTGATCCACTGGCTAAAGCATTTATTCTAGCCGTGTTATCGTTTATATTAGTCAACATAACATCTAATCTATTTTTTAGTAACGCATAGCCTCCTCTAGCGTCTTTAACTTCTGTAAGACTACTAGGGTTACCGTCTATAATATCGGCAAAACGAATATCCGCTTGTCTTATTTCAGCTAGTAACGCGTCGAACTCATCAAGATATAAAATGACGTTTTTATCTATAGACTCGCTGATTATATTATCCGGATTATAACCAGCTGGTTTTATAAATCCGCTAATAACTTGACTGTTCATAACTTTACCACTTGTCAAATCTTCGGCGTTTTCGATATTTTTAATCACTACCTCCATAAGTAAAAGCCCCGTTACATTAGTGATATCTCTATCTATAACACAAGCGTCCTCTACCATTTGACGAATCTTTACTGTACCATCACATAGAGTAAAAACTACATATTGAAATAGATTATCCCCTTTATAACAATCGGGTAACTCAAAAAGTAAACGAGTAGCCTCATGTTCGTATTGGTTACCGATAAATTTCTCGTAAGCCGATACATAACCCTCATCGTTTACTTTGATTTTAATATCTCTCATATTTTAAATCTCCTCTCTTTTAATAGTCTTTATTAGTGCCCCCGCTAAGTACTTAAAATTAAAACTCATACTGATAGGATTTATGGGTTTAAATGTATGAGGAAATAACGCGTTATAATCCTTATTTAGGATATAAAACCACGCGCTAGATACTATTGATTCCCAAACATGAAACTCCCACGGTAAACTAGCCCACGTCTCGGTAGTATAGATAATACCTCCGCTACTACCATTACAATATTGGAGTTTCATAGTTTCGTTTAGTAAATAATTAGCTCTACGATTATTCCCTAAAGCTTTTAATAAAGCGATATAACCTAGCGTTCCCTCCGTCCACACTAGACTAGGCGGATTATCATATCCTAAGTCATAAGGTTTAACACCGTCGACAGTATCTCCAGTATATCTAGTGTTATAATGTTCCATTTCGGTTGATGTAAGTATTGATTTATTAGTAACCACGTAGACGTCTTCTACTGTATTCTCAATACGCTCACTAAACTCGGACTCGTAGATGGATAACAATGTTTTACCCGCCCACGTGCTACAGTCTAACGCCCACGCGTCGTCAATTCCCACCAATGAGACACCTTGATAAAACCTATTATTTTCTTTATCGTATAGCGTGTTAAATAGTGAATTTTTGACTAACTCAGCTGAGTCTTTATACTTTAAATCTCCTAACACTAAACTTAATCCAGTTAGAGCTTGTAAAGAGCTACAATTATGCTCCGTACTACACCACTCAATCTCGACATCTATATACGCGTAAGTTTGTTGATCATACGCTCCAGTTCCTCCGGTTAAAAGTCCGTATCTGATATCCTCGGTATTAGTTATTTGTTTAGTAAGTAACCAATCTCCAGCTTTACGTATCATATCCGCGTAAGAATAATCATTTGTTTTAAGAGTGTAATAACACATACCCCATATTAACCAACCTATCGCACCGGTACGGATATAAGACTCAAATAATTGACCGACGTAATTATCGTAACTAAAGTTAAAAGAGCCATCGCTATTTTGTTCCGTTCTTAATCGGTCTAATATCTCTCGGCATAGAGCTAAGTCGCCCGATATGGTAAACGTTATTAGTGATAATCCTACGTCGTAAATAAAGACTCTAGAGTTTAACATATAACCGTAGACGCTTTGAGCGTTTGTACCGTCTTTATCATATTGAGGGTCGTCTTTAGGTATTAAAAAAGACGCCGGTAATCTACCCGCGTCCGTATGAGATGTAGAACTATGTAATCCTATACATCTCGTACCATCGAATAATTTAACTACTTTTTTACCCGTACCAACTCTAGGATTAAAAGCGACATATTTACCGCCTATTAACCATATTCCGTCGTATTCTTCGGGATTACTGTAAGAGTATTCAACATCTGCGCAAGAATAAAAACGCACCGTATAACTATTATCTATATCCCCGTTCAAATAGACCTTACGATAACACACACCCTCATAATCGTGAGTAAATTGTTCCTCGGATTCTACATCGGGCGAAGTTTCTCCATGATCCACTCTAAGTCGGTATTTGCAATATATAAAACCCTCCTCGGTTTTATCATAATTAAAAGTACCGCTCTCTACTTTTATGGTATCTATGTAGTAAAGTGTATCGGTCATAATATATACGTCCACTAGACCCACATATCCGCTCGCTACGGCGCCGTTTATAGTTCCAGTATAATTATAGTTATAAAAGTCCGATAACTCCGCTAGAGGCGTTTCTATGGGTATAAATCGACTCATATTATCGCCATCTATAGAAGCTATAACGACTCCACTAAAATACTCGTCCTCTAAGATATCTATATTCTCTAGGTTTATTGTATGAGTAAATCTAGCGGTATCCATTTGACGCTTAATAAAAGCTAAAGCGTCATTACAAGCGTTTTCTACATCATAATCCCATATGTAAGTACTTGGCTCCGGTGTGACTCCGGATATACCAACTATCTCGTTAGTATCTACGTTACGCACCTTAGCAAGCTTAACTCCATTACGAGCTTTATTAGTGTAGAAAATATATTTACCATTTACACACCAAATTTTAACGGTATCTATTAGATATTCCATATCGGTAACACAATAGAAATCCACTACGTAATTAGTAAGATATTTATAGCCATAGTCTACAATAACTCCCCCACCATTAACGAGTTGGATTTCTTTTATACCACTATGTACTAAATCAATACTCCACGAGCCACCATTTAAACATTTAGTAGTGTCTTGTAGGTAATAATCGTCCACTACACTAAATACGTTAATATCGTAATCTATTCGCTCTAAATCGGTTAATCCGTCCCACGTTCCACTTATGCTCCCAACATAATCTTTATCGTAAAACATTTCCGGTGTGATATACCTTTGACCATCGTAGCGTAAGTCTTCTAGTGATGGCATATTAGTAAGATAACCACTAACTATATTATACGTATAGTTATAAGGATAGACATCGTCGAAGAATACACCTATTTTCATATTAGTCCTCCTCGCTTAAAGTTTGAGGTAAAGCACAATAAGCGGATACGGCTATCATACTTTTAATACGAGTACCATTTTTATTAGTAACAGTAGCTTTACCACCGTAATACCCTAGATTAGTTCTAATTGGAGTGACTTCTACGTGTAATCCCTCGTCGCTAGTGTAAGGTATAAAGACCGGTATATTTCCGTAGGTTTGAGCAAAATTAAAACTAATTTCTTCGGTACTATCAGAATCATAATTTAGAGTACCAAATTCAATATAGTATTTTACATTAGCATACTCTAATCCCTCTACACTACCTCCGTTAATCTTATCTCCCGCCGTTGTGACATTATCTAAAACATTAGCGCTATCTTTAAATTTCTTTTGGATATCTTCTAACGTGATCTTAGTCGTAGATACTTCTACCTTATTATCCTCCGGACTTTCGGGGTATTCGGTATATTTAACGATACGTTCTTTTAATCTTAGATGTTTAGATTTTGATACTAATAGAATAGTATCGCCTAGTTTAAACTCGTAGGCGCTATATTTATCGTTAATCTTGGCTAAGTCTCTTATTTTCATACTATAAGATTTAGTAGGTTGACTTAGTTCGTCCAATTTAATAACCGCGTCCTCGTATAAATCTTCTACAACGGTATAGCGTTCGTCTTTCCAGTAACACGTCTTAACCTTATTAGAGTATTGATAGTTTTCTATATACTCTACACCATCGTTTATACCAGCTATAGATAAGCCATCTTTTCCTACTGGGATAAGCCTAGTATAAAAATCGTATGAGGTGGACTGTATCTCCAAATCGTCCATATTTACGCCATCTATAGCGAAAACACCTTTATATGAGCCTCTTTTATTATAAACATTGATTCTTTTATTTAGGGTATCGTATTCTAGTTCACATAAGTACGTATCGATACAACGTTGAGATAACTCCCACGCCGTTTTATACGTTCCCTCGACTGTACGCTTTTTCGTAACTTCACAATATCCGACCTCCCAACCGGTACCTACTAACATTAAATTAAGAGCCTCAGTGATAGTTTTATATGTAGTTTTAAAATTATCCCACGTTACACCCTCTAGACCCTCTACGTTCAATTTAGCGATAACCTCGAGATAGTCGTCCTTTGTCTTAGTTTGCTTTATTACATACTCATCGGATTCCGTTCTAATATAATTTTCTTCTATTAGATTTTCGCTTTTTTCTATCGGATAGGAAAAACTAAGCGTCTTATCTCCAGTAGATAAAACGCTTACTATAGAGCGGTCTTTAAAATATGGTAAAAACTCGATTTTATTATGATTATCGTCGTATACCCACATTTATACCACCTCCTATATAAATCTTTCCGTATACTCGATTTTTAGGCTTATATTAGCCTTATTTATAGAGATATCATTATCTCCACTTTTTAAAACTGGGAAACGCCATAAATCGACAACATTGAGATTATCTTCTCCGTTGTATTGGATTATATAATCGTTTCCGTCGATTATTAGCACATCTCCAGCCTTAATGGACGGTACATTTATCGTATCGTCATTTATACCGATTACTAGACCGGTATAATTTCCCTCGCTAGTTATAGTAAGTCTAGCCGGTGTATCTACATTACTAGTACACTTTATAGATTTACTTTCGTTAATCGTGATAGCTTTGTCTTGATCTAATTTAAAATCACTTTTTAAAACGATATCTAACTCATAGAATCTATCATTTATTTGTTTTGGTGTATGACTCTCTATTTTTGTATTGTATTTTAGATTTAAGTCTGAGAATTTTAACACCGTTTTAACGTGAGCCTTTATTAAATTACTAATCTTTAAAAGCGTATCCTTTTCATTTTCTCCCTCTACAAAATATTTAAGAGTGATTTTAGAGTACGAAAACGTACTCTCTTTTAAATCCATAGGGCTAATCGCTCCGTCTATCCACTCGTCATAGTTTTTGACTGTGACGGGTGTTATATCACGGTGTAATAAGATAGCTCCGTATCGATTACAAGCTACGCCGTCTAAATAGGTAATCATATTTTCCATAACTTCCATTATCTAACACCCGCCAATCTTAGACCCGCCTCGTTCATAAAATAGTCGATATCGTTCTTATCTTTAAATTGATAATTACCATTAAAGTTAATAACCGTATCTCCTTTAGGAGAGGTCTCTATCGCTTTAGGCGTATTATCTGAGCCATTTACTCCTAATTTTAATAACGATGACTGGTCGGTTTTTTCTATTACGTCGTCTACAACGTTTTCCATAGCGTCACTAGCTAGGTTTCCTTTTTCTTTGATACCTATAGCTAGACCCTCACTCGTATAAGCACCGTAGGCTTTCATAACACGAGATGGACTCGCGATACCTAGTATTGATTTAACCTTACCGGTAATACTACTACCGATATTTTTTACCGCATTTACTACACCGTCGACTTTGGATTTAATACCATTTATTAGTCCATCTATAATATTTTTTCCTATAGATAGCATTTCTCCGGGTAGACTAGTAAAGGCGTTTTTTATAGTGTTAATTACACCACTAAAGAAACTACCGACATTACTAAATACGGACGTGATCATATTCCATGCACTACTAAAGATATTTTTAAAGAAACCGGCTACTCCATTAAATAGATTTTTTATAGAGTTCCATACTCCACTAAAATATCCCGTCCATTGAGACACTATACCTTTAATCGCTTCCCATGCTCCGCTAAAATCTCCGTGTAATACGGCTTGAACTACGCTAAAGATTCCTTTGATGGTTTCCCATATTGCTTTAAAGTATCCAGTTACTACGTCCCATACGGTTTTTACCGCTAACCACGCTAACGCAAAAACATTAGTGAAAAAATCTACTACAAAACTAAATACGGCTTTTATATTTTCCCATATCATAGTAAAGTACTGGACTACTACGTCCCATATCACTTTTATATATTCCCACGCTATTTTAAAATATCCGCTAAGGACTTCTATAACGACACTAAATACAGCCTTTATATGTTCCCATATCGCCATGAAATAAGGAGCCACAATATCCCATACGGCTTTAATTTTTTCCCATGCTGATTTAAAAAATCCTACTATCGCGCTCAGTATCGCATTAACTCCGTTTCTAAACCACTCGCATTTTTTATATAGCGTCACTAGGATAGCTATTACCGCTACGATAGCTACTATAATCGCTCCTATAGGATTAGCCATCATAACCGCGTTAATACCGACTATAGCACTTTTTACGGTGTTAAACACCGCTACCAATTTAGGTACTACTGTCATTATGGTACCGACCGCGGATATTACTTTTCCTATAATAATTAAAGCCGGCGCTATACTAGCAACGACTCCTAAAATAGTAACTATTATAGTTTTAGTAGTATCATTTAATCCACTAAACCATTTAGTAAGTCTAGAAATTAAAGAAGCCAATTTATCAAGTACCGGAGCTAGAGCGCTCAACGCTACAGTTCCCAACTCGATACCGGCGTTCTTAACTTCGTTCATAGCCTTTTTGGCTTTAAGGCTAGGAGTTTCTAGTTTTTCAATAGCGCTAGAAGTTGCTCCTGTACTATCTCTCATACTCTTAGCCATATTGTTATAAGATTCCACGCCATCACTCAATAAAGTAATACCGGCTTTACCAGCCTCGGCGCTACCCCATAACTCATTAAAAGCGACTCCGTTTTTCTTAGAATAGTCTTCTAATAGTTGTAAGACATCTCCTAAACTATAACCATCAGCCATTAACTCTTGAAACGATTTACCGGTTTGGTCTTTTAGTATACCTCCTACCTTTGTACTACTCTTACCTAACTCATTTAGCATAGAGTTCATATAAGTAGTAGACTCGGCGGTAGCGATACCTTTACTAGTCATAATCGCATAACCCGCGGTTACTTGATCTAGTGATACGTTCATACTATTAGCCGTAGGTATTATTTTACCCATAGAGCTACTTAATTCGGCTACAGTAGTTTTACCTTTATTTTGAGTTTGGATTAACATATCCGACACGTTAGTAACTTCACTAGCCTCTAAGCCGTAAGCGTTAAGGATAGTAGTTAAAATATCTAACGCGTCCCCAGTTTCAGCAAAACCCGCTTTAGCTAGACTAGTAGCATTAGATACGAAATTAACCGCGTCTCCGGTACTTTGACCGGCGGATATAGCGTTATAAACATCTTCGGCTATATCGTTACTAGATACTCCAGTTTGATTAGAAAGAGCTAATATTTGCTTTCTCAAGTCGTCTAGGGATACCTCGCTCGTATCAGCTATAGTATTTACTTTAGCCATAGCGTCGGTAAAGTTTGACGCCGATATAATAGAGCCACCTAGAATAGCTCCCGAAGTTGCTGATATAGCGGTAAATTTCTTACCTACCGCCTCGACTTTACCTCCTAACTCTTGTAAGTTTTGACCGGCTACGGATATCTTTTGAGCGATAACCCCTCCGAACTTACTAGCCTCGGTTTGTAAGTCTTTTAATTTTTGCTCAGTTATAACTAGTTCTCTTTGAAAAGCTCTATAAGCTCCCTCGTCTATTTCGCCACTCTCGTATTGAGCTTTGACTTGATCTTGTATACTCTTTAGTTGACTTAGTTTTTCCTTAGTCGCATTTATCGACTCTTTTAAAATACTTTGTTTTTGGGATAATAACTCGGTATTACTTGGGTCTAATTTTAATAGACTATTTACGGATTTTAACTCACTTTGTAAAGCTTTAGACTGGCTATTCACACTAGATAAAGCGTTTCCTAGTTTTGTAGTATCTCCGCCAATTTCTACAGTAATACCTCTTATATTACTCGCCATATTATCCCTCCTTTTAATTTATTCGCTCGTCTTTTTACCGAAGTTATCACGTAATGACTTCTTATCCGGTTTAACTAGTTCTAATCTATAGGCATTATCTAAATATTCTTGACCTTTTTCCGTTTGTCTAAGTCTTGAAATAAAAGAGTCGCGACGTAATACTAGATAATCGATATAATCGAGGTCTTGTACCTCTAAAATCGATATTCTAGCGTAATCCGCGACTAACTTATCCCAATACGTATATACTTCGTATTTTTCTCCTCCCTCATCACTATTGAGCGGATAGTAAGGGAGTTTTAGTTTTTTGAATTTGCTACACTCTCAATAAAACTCATATAGGTATTAAAGAATAATATTAAATCCTCTATATCCCACATCTCGCCTAATTCGTCACTCGTTACTATGGTTTTAGTTTTATTTATACTCATAATCTCAGAACTTATAGAATACAAATCCTCAATAGTTTGAGGGTCGAAGTCCATAGCGTCAACGTTCCCGTTTGCTTTCAATAGATTATCCATAGCCAATATATTATTAAGTAATTTCTTAGTAGGTGTAGTCAACATATAAGTTTTACCATTTGTAAGCGTAATGGTTAAATAAGTTTTATTTATTTTATTAAAATCCAATTTCATATTTTCATAACCTCCATATCTATAAAAAAAGAGGCGAGAGATAAATCTATCCCCCGCCGTAATTATTCGGCGTCGTTATTATTGTCGCCGTCTTGATTATCTCCGTCGGCGTTAGGAGTATTGACTCCGTCTTCGCCGTTTTCATTTCCGGCGTTAGCTCCGTCTTTATCGTTAGCGCCTACTTCCGGAGTTTGTACGTTTTTATCGTCTCCGTTTTCTCCGTCTCCATTAGTAGCGTTTTCCTCAATTACTTCAATAAGTTTTACACCTCTATCTTTTTCTAGTTTTAAGATCTCGGCTAATCTTTTTTCAGTAACCTCAGTTTCTCCTAACGGATATTTCTTTTTTGTGTATTTATTGATAAAGTTATCGTAAACAACGTTAATCTTTATCATTTTTTCTACTTTATTATTTTTTTTACTCATAAATCCTCCCATATATTAAAGAAACGATAGATTAACCCTCTACCGTGTCATTAGTGTCACTAGATTCGCTAGCTTTAATTTCTTCCATATAGACAATAAGTGTACCCTCATTATCCATAGGTTTAGCCTTAAATTCAGCGTCGATAACTGTTTCTTTATCCTTAGCAAACGCTAAACTAAATCCAGCTTGGTTTTGACCTACGATAATTACGTAAGCGTCTCCGTCTACGGCGTCACTATACTTAAAGATAAGTAAGTAATACTTTCCGTTTCTATTTTTAGTACCTCCGATTTTAACAACTCTTTCGCTAGCTGTTTCTGATACTCTACCAGTATCACATAATTTATTTAAAGTATTAGCGTTAAAAGTTAATATACCACTTTTAAGAGTTGCTTCTTCTTCGGTAATTATATTTTTACAAACGTTACCTTTATCGTCCTTAGCCTCATAGAAAGTAGGTTTATATTCTAGAGTAGCTCCTCCGGAAATAAATCCTAAGAAATTAGTATCTACTAATAGAGCCTCTACGGCGCTAATAGTAGCTGGTATAGTATCAATGTTATCTATACAGTATAAATCTCCACTTCCTAGAGTGATTTTTTCTATTTTACCCATAATCAAATCCTCCTTTTTTCGGTGTAGTTAAAGTCATAAATGACTTGGTATTTTTGCTCGTCTTCGAGCCATACTCTCTCACTCTTGTTATATTGCACAACAAAAGCGTCTAAGTTTCTCTCTAGTTTTTCCTCACTTACGAGGTCTAAAGATCCACTATATAACTCTATAAAAATACGGTGGTCTACTAAAAGATTTTTAGTATCGCCACCGCGTCTATTTATAGAATCGGTATATATCGCGTATGTGGTAGACGGAGCTTTATTAAAGCGTGTCTCTTTATACGGGATATCCGTATTAGTAAAAATTTTATCCACCATTTTTTAATATCTCCTCTACTTTCCTTATATAGTTTGACTGTACGCTATCCGTAGCGTTAGCTATAAAATGATAACCTACTGTACGTGATTTACCGTTTTTTATACGCCTAGTCTTATGACCGTTTTCAATTAAGTGAGATAATCTATAATTAGGAGCCTCTACATACCACGTATACGTAACGTCGAACTCGCTTTCGGCGGTCTTCCTTTGCTTTATGCTACTAAAGTAATGTTTCTTTCCGTTCTTGCTACGGGGAGCGTTTGATTTTGTAATCTTTACCAAATCACTCATACTATTTTTAGTTTGTTCTTTAATAGCTTTAGTCACGTCACTATGATAGAGTTTAAGCTCTGATTCTATAGTGCTGGCTATTTCACTAGCACTAATTTTTATATTATTACTCATACGATAAGCCTACTAATTTTACGTTAATATGTTTTTCCATAAAATCATCATAATCAACGATGTTATAGAAATTATCGGCGTAGACTATACGATATAACGGCGTATTAAATTCAATATCTTTTAATCCGGCTTGATACCTTACCTCGAATATTCTCTCGGCTTTAGATTGTATCGCGCCGGCTTTAAGATATTCGGAGCCTTTACTTCTCGTTATTCTAGCATGTAGACGTAAATAATCGCTCCATGTTTCAGACTGTTCGTCTAATCTTTGGACTTTTATAGGGATATTATAAGCCTTACTCATATTATCCCTCCTCGTCCGTGTTATTTTCTTTTTTTCTTCTTATTTCTAGCTTTAACTGTAAAGAGAAATCCTCTACTAAGCGTCGAATATTTCCGGATACCTTATCGGTTAAATCGTGATTGCTATACAAATCATCAATAACGATAAGAGCCAATTCTTTAGCTCTAGGGTCGTCTACCGGATAATCCTCGCCGATACTTCCTTTAAGATAAGCGTCGGCGGTCTTTAAGGTACGAGTCAATACTCGAGTAGTACGGTCGTCAGTATAATCGATACCTAGATAATCTCTTATCTCCTCATCGGTTAAACCTAGAGAATTAGTCTCGTCCATAGTCGTACCTCCTTATTAAATTAGATTACCCCTCGATTGAGTCGTTTTCGTTACTTTCAGCACTAGCTAAATCAATATATCCGTTTACGAAAGCGTCTTCGTCTCTCATTTCAGCGTCTTCTCTTTCGATACCACGTATCAAAGTTAAGTCTTCGTCGAAAGCGTTAAGAGCGTCGTTTCCAGTTCCTACAGTAGCAGTATTAGAAACCATCAAAGATATAGACTTTCTATCAAAGAACTTAATAGCTTCTTTTAAATCTCCGATAATAAATGGAGCTTTAGTTTCATCACTTGGGATAGTTTCATTTGAGAAAGCCTTAACTGGTACTACTACAGTTCCACATCTTAAAGCTAATTTAGCGTTATCAGTTGGATCTGGATTCAACATTGGTCTACCGTTTTCGTCCTTTAATGTATCTAGGTAATTTAATCCATCGTCATTTGTGATGATTACGCTAGAATTTTTATAAGCACTACCTAGAGTAACAGTAACGGCTTTCTTAATACCGTCCATATTTTCTAGATCTACTGTTTCTTTTTCAGCAATTACGGCTAAGATTATGTTATTACGAGTAACTCTAGATTCATTAGCTAACCATTCTATCATTAAAGCTTCGATATCCTCGTCGCTATCTTCTAACAACTCGTTAGTAACTGGCATATATCCACCGTACTTAGTAACTTTCCAATCTAGTTTGGCAAATTCTACTTTTCCTTTTTTAGGAATTTTTCCACCCTCTCCGATAGAACTAAATCCTGTATATTGTCCTTTTTTCTTGTATGTTTCTCTACCGCTTAAAGTATTAACTTTTTTAACAGTAACTAAGTCAATAAGACTTTCTTCTACTTCTCTAAGTTTTTCTACCTTAGTAACGATATCTTGAGGTACTGTATATCCTCCGTCAGCGTTAGTAGTTTCGTTATTTCCACTAAAATCTTTAGAAATTAAACCTCTAACACCATTAGCGAAAGCCTTAGTAACGCTCTTTTCGTCCTTATCTTTGATTTCTTCTTCACTAGGCTCATTTTCTTCTTTTTCCATTTTATAAAGTTTTTCCTCGATAGCGTATTCTTTTTCCAACTCATCGATTTCGTCTAGAATAGAGCTAGCTTTTTCTACGTCTTTAGTTTCTCCGTCCATATAAGACTTAACTAATTCTTTTTTTGAATTGATTTTAGACAATAAGTCTCTCATTTTCTTATTCATATGATTACATCTCCTTTTCTTTATCATGAATAAATTTATCTAGTAATCTCATTCTATTTGAGACTTCTAGGCTCTTTAATTCGTCGCTATTATCTTCCGGAGTAGCGACTTCTCCTATTTCTTCGGTCGCATTTTCGCGACTTGATTCTATAGAGTTATCCTCTACATTTTCTAAAGTTGGGGCGTCTTCTGAAACCTCGTCCTCGAACTCTTTAAAGTCCGCTCCATATTGTTTAGTAGTTCCCGCTTTAGGTTGAGCCGGTACGGCTACAAAACTAACCTCGTACGCGTCTTTAGCGTCTTCTAATTTAAAATAGCAAATCTTACCATCGTACGATTTACCCCAGTAGTGAGGACAATAATCTTTACGATTATCAGTACCACATATAGAACAATTAGCACTACCACACGCACACCCTACGCTAACCTCTTTTTTAATACCGCCTTTGATTTCAGCGATTAAGTCTTTATTAGACTCAGTGTTTAGCATATAACAATGAGCGACTAATTGAGTATATAACTCTCCATTTTTAGTAGTCTTAGCTCCATCTTGTACCAATTCGGTAGAATAGATACGCGCTACTTGATTATCGGCTACGTGTCTATGATCCTTAATTACTGTTTTACCTACGTATAACTTGGCTAAATCTTGTAACGTTTTTAGAGGGAATACTTCAAAATCTCTATCTATTTCGTTATCACACATAGCCAATTTAAAAGTAAATACGTCGTCCTTAGTTAATGGAGTAAGAGTTAGTTTATTTATCGCTCTTAATTCGGCGTCAGTAACTTCTTGACTTTCCACGCTAGCGGACTTAATAACCATTTCCACGTTATCCTTTTTCTTTTCTTCGTTCATATCTTTACACCTCCTCTCCCGTACTACTCGAGTCATTATTGCTAGGCTCGGAGTTCGTATTATTGTTGATATATTGCATTCCGGCATATTTTACCGGTATACTTGCTCCATTTCCCAGTAACTCGTCTCCGCCGTCCTTAGACTCTAAGTCTAGTAAGGCTCTAGCCTCATTAGGCGTATATAGAAAACTATTGACCGCTTTAGATAAACTATCTATTTGAGTCTTTAGGTCGGCTCTTAAAATTACGGCTACATTAAATTTAAAATGTAACCCACTTTCGACATCTTCGTCACTTAAAAGCTTGTAAGTAATTTCTTCTTCATATTGTTTGATTATGTATAAGAGTGTATCTACATAAAAGGCTAATTGTTGAGCTTCAGCGCTAGCGTAACTTGATTTAGTATAGTCGCCTATTTGAGTAGGTTTAATACCAAAAGCACTAGCGATTTGTAAAGCGCTATATTGTTTAACCTCTATAAATTGATTATCCGCTAGTTTTACATTTAATGGAGTAAGAGTACTACCTACTGGTATAGGTATGATATTCTCAATACCTTTATCTCTTAAACCTCCTTTAGCGTACTCCTCTATACCTTTGACGAACGCTTGGGCGTTTTCATCAGATAGAGAGCCGGTATACTGTAGAACGGCTTTAGCGGTAAATCCACTATCATACATTTTGTTAATAAGTTTTTGAGCTTTTTGATTTCCTTTGATAGTCGATTTTAATTGGTCGGCTACTGAAATACCGACATATCCATCTAACGTATTAGACGATTTAAAGTGTAAGATTTCCTCGCTACCGAAAACTAAACGTCCCGCCGGACTATCGTAGATATAGTATATATCCGGTTGATCTTTAATAAGTTTCCCGTTATCGTACCATACCTCTACGTCCTTAGACTCGAGTATCCATAATGTAGTTTTACCTTTATCTTTTCCACTCTTTTTTGTATCAATGAGTACGTAAGCGTTACCGTAATGATTTCGGTTATACTCTACGGTACTCCAAAAATTAGTAGACGTCATATAAGGATTGGGTCTATCGTGTACTAATTTATAGTACGGATTCTCTCTAGCGTTTCTTACACCGTTCTTATCGTTATACTGTAACAACTTTAGAGGTAGTTTACCTATAGACTCACTTAATACTTTCATACAAGCGAAATAAGTAGCCTCGCTTAACATTTCCTCGTTATCTCTATCAATACCTAAAAAATTAAGTAAAGCGTCTAATTGTCTATCGGTTTGACTTTTTCTACTTTTAGAAGTAAAAAAGTTCTTGATTGTATCCCATATTTTCACTTTCACACCTCCTCCCTTTTAGTTATGATTTCCACCCCATAGCTTTGAGGTATTTATCCATTTCGTTATCCACGTCTACGACTTCTTTAGTCTTTGATTCTATGACTAATTTATGAGCGTCGATACACGCGTCCACGGGGTCGATACGTTTAAATTTCTCTCTCGGTTTCTTATCTATCTTAATTTCGTCAAAACTATTACGAACTAGGCTAGCATTAGCAAAACTCCATGCTAATAACTCGTTATCCTCGTCGTATTCGATGTTTAACGATTTTGTACTAAGTTGGATATCCACCGTAGCGTCGTTTAAGGACTTACAACTTTGTACCACGATTACAACGGGACAACCGAAAGCCTCTAAATCGGATAGAATACCGTCCGCGTTATGAGGGTCGATACCTATACCTTTAAATTTCAAATCGTATTCGTCCCTTATCTCTCGTAAATGAGAAATAATAAACTTATAATCGTTTTTAAAGTCGCTCGCGCCACCAGTAATAGTGATAAGTTCCTTATCCGCCCATACATCGTAAGGAGCGAGGTCAGTTTCTATATGTTCCTCAAGTCTACCCTTAGGCATAAATGAGTGACTGTAAAAATAATATTTTTTTGTATCTCCGGAGTCGTTATCTAATTCGAACTCTAAAGCTAGAGTTGTTAAGTCTCCTCCACTCGATAAGTCTAATCCTACCCAGCAATCACGACCTCTAAGAGCCTCTAATTTACGCTTACTAGCGCAAGCCTTAAACTTCTCTAAGTCAATGAATTGATCATCGGTATTATTAACCCACATATTAAGACATTTAGTTAAAAAGTCTCGTAAATCAGAGCCTCCCATATCCTTAGCCGTTTGAGCGTCAGTTTTAAGTTGTTCTATACCCTCGTTAGTGCTACATAAAAACGGATTGGCTTTAATCCAATTTTTAGAATCCCAAATATCATCGTCGGGGTCTAAGCAATAGATATCTACAAAAAAATCCTCGGCGATAGCTAAACCGCGGAGGATATTTATACAGTAGTCGTCCATTTCCTTACAAAAACTATTTAATTTATCGCCTCTAGTAGTAATCATACTAACGAGAGTTTCGGGTAAGGCTCTAGTACCATTGTAAAGAGCCTTATAGATTTTATTATCTTTATGTTGATGTATCTCATCGATACTAGCGTAAATACTTCTAAATCCGTCGTCTAATCCAGCCTCTTTAGATAACGCCTCAATGGTACAATGAGTATGATTAGCTATTATAGTCGACTTATAATCCTTTACCGCAAACTCTCCAGAGTTCTCATCAGCGATATCGTCTCCGCATAAGTCGGGGTCAATACCTATAAATTTACTCATTTCTTCCCACGCTAGCCTAGCTTGGCGTTTCTTGGTTGCTACGGTAAATAATTTACCGTGATTATAACCTCCGAAACCGGCTATATATGTTCCCATTATTCCGTTTTCGAAAGTCTTACCATTCTGCCGAGCCATAGATTTATAACGTCGTCTAAATCGCCTCTTATTATTAGATACTTTAAACCACCCGAACGTAACGGCTAAGTCAAACGCTTGAGAATCTAATAGATGTACTCTTTTAGGCTCAAACCCCTCGGCTATCGTTAAAGTTTCGGCGTATTCGATAATAGCGTTAGCCTCGCTAGTATCATAATAGTAAGGAAAGTCCTTAGTCCTTTGACGTTTTAAATCGTTTAGATGTCTTTGACACGCTAAACGGTGCAACTCTCCAGCTATGACTTTACCGTTTACTACGTCACTAGCGTACTTAGTGGCTCTATCGATAAATGGAATATTACTATCCATTACTCCTCGCCTCGCCTAAATTTATTAAACTTATTACCGTTATCCGGTGGAGTTGGAGGAGTTGGTACTACTAATTTACATCTACTCGAGATACTAAGTCCTAAATCGTTAGCCATAGAACGAGATAATTTTAAATATCGCTCTTGGGCTTTAGAGTAATACTCAAATAAGACTGTATCATTTTTAACCTCGCTAGTACGAAGTTTCTTAGTAACCATCTCATACATATCGTTAGTCGTTATGTACTTAGCTAAAGCCTCGTTATCTAGATTAGACATGATATTTAAATCTTTTAATTGCTGAGCGTAGAAATTAAATTTTTCTTTTTGCTTTTTTGTCAAATAAGTAGGAGCCTCGATACTATCGCTCGGCGCGTGAATCTCAGACTCCATACGTTCCTTAATTTCGGCTTTAGATAAATGTTTTTTACCCTTAGCCACTACCAATTCGATAGGTTGTTTACTACCCGCCATAATATCGCCTCCTCCCATATCATAGCCTCGTGAATCAGTATTTAGATTTTTCGTGGGGCGATTTTGCTACAAAATACTCCCCCCGTACCGTTATCCCCTAGTAGGCTAAAACTTTTCTTACCACCCCCTACCCTCGTAGTTGGTCGTGAGACTTTCATATTTAGCCGTAGCGTCACGTTTTGGTATTTAATCGACGAATTATACTATTTAGTAATAAAGTCGCTTAAATCGTCTCTAAAACGCGACTAACGAGGTCGGTTATTCTTCTTACCATACTTAAAGCGTCCATGTTCTTTATTATGACAGTCAACACATACCGCCCTTAGATTAGTATAGTCTAGTCGCCTATCCCAACCCTCCGGAGTTTGAATAGGTTGTATGTGATGTACCTCAGTAGCTATACGATTACACCCTACACCCTCACATTTGTAGCCAACGTCTACCATGTATTGAGTAGATAACCTACGCCACTCCGGACTATTGTAAAACCTAAGGTACTTCTTATCACGTGTCTTATTGTATCTAGAATCCCCCTCCCTTTTAGATACCGCTCTACGTCTAGCTCTATCCTCCTCTACTATAGGTAGGCATATAGAACAATAAGTAGCGGGGTACTGTATGTAGGAGCCACATCTACGACACTCTTTTAATAACACGTATAACCACCTCCATAATATAGCCTATAATCCTATGAGCTACCTATATAGGTAACTCTTTATTTTAAATACTAGAAAGGGGCTAGGTATCTTTATAGATACCATATCGTGGATATAAGCAAACTAAATAACATAGTATTACCTAATTGTTATATGCTCTTTAATTAGTACCTTAACTATCGTTCTCTAGTATACCCACAATATGCTACCTACAAAGGTAGTATGTAAAAAAGGGTAATGATATCATATAGATACCTCATAAGATTATAAGCTAAAACGAAAAACGCCACCATATAGGCGACGTTTTCGTCTAGCCAATATATGGAGGCTACATCGTGATAGTTCTTTCTGAGAATCTATCACAATACCATAATACTAAAAATTTTAAGTTTTAGAAATGACGTTAATGTGACACTTTTAAGTCATTTTACTGTCATTGATATACTTAACGCTATTAAACGCTACTTAACGCTAACAATAAAAAAGGAGGTATTATTCTACCTCCTTATCAACCTCAATCGCGTCTATAGCGTCTCTATATCTACGTAATACTTGTCGTTTAGATAAACCCAGCATATCTGCGACGTCTTCCATTTCGTAACATTTAATAAATAGATATTCCATAATTTCTACCAATTTAGGCTCCATAATTGTATCTATAATATCGTAAGTTTCTTCTCGTAAAGTATCTCCTCGCTTATTCAATTTATCGATACGTTTTTTAAGATCTATTTTTTCAGCTACCCAGTCGTCCATACCTTTATGTAATCCGCCTTTAGGTAAATCACTATAATTAGTAGATTTTATAGAGTTAAGTTTAGATTCTATCAATTCGAGTTTACTTTCAAGACGAGAAACACACGCTCTATTTTTCTCATACCTTTTAAGGTACTTTTTTTTACGTTCTTTTTCTTTAAAATACTCGTCGACTGTCTCATTTGTTAAATCATCCATATTATCCTCCTTAAAATCTAAAAATCGGAAATATAACAAAATAACAAAAAATTTTCTAACTCTTATATATATTTATTTTTATAACATATTTTATATTATTATATATATTTATAAATATTCTTAAATATAGTAAAAAATATAGATTATGTTATATTTATATATAATAATTGTTTTTATAAAATAGTATCTAGTGAAAAGAATATATCACATTGTATAATCACAATTTCACATAAAAGTTTTTGTTATAGTTTTTGTTATATTTTTGTTATATCGCTCTTTTTTTGTTATTTTTAGACCAGTTTTTGTTATATTTTCGGTCTAAGGAAAACTATAAAACGAAAGTCCTTAAAAAATCCGTTCTATATAGTTTTTGTTATATTTTTAGTTTTTGTTATGTTTTTGTTATGTTTTTGTTATGACTAAATTAAGGCTAAACACATAATCAATAAAACAAAGAATAAAAATATTATAGTGTCGGTTTTATCGACTTTTTTATTTTTCATACAAGTAACGATTCCAGCTAAAACACATAAAATACTAAACATAATGAGAATCGTTTTTATAATGTTGATGATCATATTATTCCTCCTTTTTCACTGTCATAAACGGTATCGCAACTATTACATTTGAAAGTATCATCGCTATATTTTGTGAATACATTTCCACCGCAAGCACAATGAAAATTTTTATCATTTATAAAAACCATTGTATTTTTATCCGCTATTTGTTTTGTAGTCTCGTGACACTTTTTAGTTTTAGCTGATAAATCGCCTATATCTTCCGGTATGTATTTCTTAATAAATAATCCTATACCGAATAATAAACATTTTGATACGTCCGACATATTAGGACAATTCGCATAGGCTTGCATATCCTCGTAACTAATACGGAATACTGTTCCCTCGTTACCATTTACCTCAAATCCCCATACATCATCAGTATCGCCGTCTTCGTCCTCTACTATATCGAACTCATAACCAAAATAAAATCCGTAATCCGGAGTAGTTAATACTCCATAATCGTCACTAATCGTGATATCTATCATAATTTACCTCCTCAATATCCTCAATAAGTATTATTTTCTTTCGACCACTTTTTATATATTATGTAAAATAAAGGTTGTAAAAATATAAATACAATATCCACAACAACTATAAAAAGTATTACTGATAAGGTCGTAGCTAAGTCTTCTAAATCATAACTATCTCTTATAGCGTGTTTACACGTCATGTATGTCAACATTTTTATCAACTCCATTTAATATATTTAATAAATCATTTGGTTCACAACATAACGTAAAATTTCTATATACATATTCTTTACCATTAAAATGTGAACTGGTTTCTTTTTTATTATTTTCAATATATTCTATTGTTTTCTCACATTTTGATTTATAATCATCTTTTTCTTTGCAAAGTTTAGTCACTATTTGATTATGTTGGACTTGTGAAACAGTATAATTTAATTCTTCTTTTAATCTTTCGTTTTCTTGTAATCTTAAATTACAATCAGCAACTGCATTTTCTAATCTATTTTTTAAATCTTCATTTTCTTGTTGTAGGTTTGTTATGTAATTCAATATATCTTTTTTCATTTGTGATTTTTCATATCCATAAGCGTTACACCATTTATGCTCACACTGTATTAAATGTATATCATCACTTTTAAAATATTCTAATAGTTTTTTATCTGACATTACTCTCACTCCTCTCGACTTAATATCCTTGATAAGTATTGTCGTCAAACTCTTGTATCATACGTAATATCTTTTTTAATCTACGACTACCACCAGCGTATTGATGTTTATTTATTTCTATTAGCTCATTTACGATATAACTCTTTATTCGTTCACGTTGTTTTCTAAGCGCCTTATAGTCTTCGTATACCAATAACATTTTATTGATAGTATTAGCCATTTTAAATCTTTTGGTACCACTACACGATAAAGGTGTTAGTGGATAATTTTTTATTTCTTCAAGTAAGCCGATATCGTCCTCGGTTATTTCTTCCAAAATATCCTCAATCATAACTAAGCCTCCTCTACGTGTACGTGGGTATATTTTTTAACCACTTCCCACATCTCCGGCTCGTCTAATTTTGATATATCTAATTTTGCCTCCTCCGGAGTTTTCCAACCAATAGCCTCGGTAATATCTTCGGTAGGATCATAGTTACTATCTATATACTCTCCAGTTTCAATATTTCGAGGACAATATATAACGGAATTAAACCCCTTACTATTGTCGTTCTCGATTTTCCTAAGTCGCTCCACTTCGGATTTATGGATAGCTATTAAATCATAAGTATCAAAATCTATAGGACGATTAAACATTTTCGCTAAATCATATCCGTCCTCGATATTTTCTATCCTCCACTTTAAATCACGTATAACCTCTGATTTACCTAGAAGTAGTCCGGAATATTCGTCACGTCTAGAGTTTCCTAATTCTCTTAAAGCGTGATTTACTCTGAAATTCTCGCCATCTATGAAATCTTTAAGAGTGTTATATATAATTCTCATAGTTTCTAATTCTTCTATGTGAGTGATCATATCTAAGTCTTGGTCGTCTAGTGGACGCTCTAAAACATCTGATATATAATCCCTATATTTTGGTCTCTTATAGTTCGGTATCATACAAGCCCTCATCGTGATTTATAGGTTTTAATCCCATAGCTAGTCGTATAGCGTTTGGAGAGTTATACTTAAACACTTTTTCTCTATATGCTCTAAGTAACGTTCCATAATTTGATTTAAAATCCAATATGATATGGATTAACTCCTCTTTAGACAATTGCATTAACCTAGCTTTAAGAGTTCTACCACCTACATAAATAGTAAACTCTTGTCCGGTAAAATGATTATATTTAGACTCGATATCCTTTAGTCGGTTATATTCTTTTTTAGATAATAATTTCATACCATTACTCCTACTCTACATCGTCGAAATCGACGTCAATACCTTTACTACGATATACGCGAGTATATCTTTTATTAGAGATAGCGGTATTCACTACCTCTAATATTTTCATCACGACTTTATAGGTTAATATCACACCTATAGCTATTATTAAAAATGTACCAGTATCCATATAATTACCTCTTTCTAATTCCTTTTTTCTTTAACGAGCTTCTTTTCTCCGTGTAGTTGCTTTTCTTCGGCTCTAAGTTTTAAAAGTTCTTTCTTTAATTCTTTTAGTTCTATGATGATTTCATAACGTCTATGCTTAATCTCTTTTTCTCTATCTACCACTATAAACACCTACCCTCTTAGATTTCTCGTAATATTCAATACAATTATTATTCACGTACCACTCAATATCAGTAGTCACGCTACATTGATGATCCTTAATCATATCTATTGACGCAAATATAAACCAACTTATAAAAGTTAAGACCACAATCAGTAGTACTATATTTATGAGATATATTGTTTTCTCAATTTTAAGAGTCATTTTATACCTCCTTATTAGTACGAACGTTATCCATAGCCTTTTTTAATTCGGCGCTAGACTGTAACCAGTTACTAACTATAGTTTCTATTTCCGCCTCGGTTAGACTTTCTAGTTTGGTAATATTAGCGTTAAAATTTTGTAAAAATGGTATTGTATAATCTAGTTGATTTCTGATAAAGTCTTCTACACTTGTTTTATTTAAGTCGACACCATAACGCGTCATAATCTCGACGATTTTTATATATTCTTTTTTTAACTTCCCCATATTTTCCTCCTCAACAATTCTAATCTTTATAACCCGATTTTCTATCGGCGTTATTCGCTACAATTAAACTACATATCGTAAATAGGAATAATGGTACTCCAATAATCCCAAACATCACTAATATTAAAATCAACACGTCATCACTTCCTTTACTCATAACTTCAATTACATATCAATAAATAACGTCTTCCGGATTGATTTTATATCGTTTCATATCCTTAGCGTGTTCCTCCGATTTTTTGTAACTATAACCGTAAAACGGATTATTTTTTATTTCTTCGCGTTTCTTATAAAACGCACAATTTAAACAATCTTTTTTATTTAGAGCGTTACAATGAGTACGGTCTATCCTAGCGAAACAAGATAATCTATCCACTACTTTTTTTCTAGATAACTCCAACTCTAGCTCTTGTATTTCCTCGTTACTAATATCCACAATAACGACCTCCTCTTAATCTATCTTAATTACGAAATATCTTTTACCGTCTCCTCTTTGACGAGTCTTTAATTCAAAATCATATTTACCTATAATCTCTTTATAAAAAGTCTTTTTTCCGGTAACCATATTAGGACGTACTCCCGATAACTTACACCAGTCTACGAAATCGCTATATAACTCGTCAGTAGGTGTATCTAAAATATCGTCCATAGTTAAGCCTTTATCTTCTATAAAGGATAAAGTGGTAGAATTATCATTTTGATAATCTTCTAGCGCTTTTCTTACGCTTTCCGGCTCAGTATATCCTCCATTATTGATTAAACGTTTAGCTCCTCTAATAGCCATATTTAATAGATAACTTAAAGCCTCGCCGGTCGTTACCTTATCTCCTATTAAAGGGTCGTAATCCTCGTCGCCTTTGGTAAATTTAGCGTTAAATCCTATAAAGCACCATCTACGATAAAATCCCATTGTTTTATCAAACGAACGAGGTAACTCGTTAGCACTAAATATATGAGTGGCGTAAGACTCTAGAGTAAAAGGTCTCTCGCCTTTACGTTCTACTTGTACGGAGTCTCCACTAAATAACTTTTTAAGAGTTCCGGTATCTTTTAAAGTATTGTTATTAACGTCGTCTCCGATATTTGCTAATTTATGCTCTAACTCCGCTACAGTAAATCGCTCCGTAAGTTTATCTAGTTCTATACTGGCGTAGTTATTAGCACCTAGTAATTTCTTGATCATATTAAGGACGGTACTCTTACCATTAGACCCACTACCGAAAAGCATAAAGGCTTTTTGATATCTAGAGTTTTTAATAAGACAACTCCCTAACATCTCCTCGAATAAATTTATAACCTCTCTATCTCCGCAAAATACACGATTTAATAATTTATCCACATCGGCGTTATAAGCGGATTCATCATAAATAACTGGTATCCTATCGAACTCAATAGCCTCACTCGTAAACCCTAAACATTTTCCCGTACGGATATCTAATCTAGTATTTTTTAAGTTGATGATATATGGATTAACTTTTATTTCCTCGGTTTGTATGTGAGTTTTAATCTTTATATAATTGAGAACTTCGTTACGTTGCTGAGTCTTAATACTTGGGTATATTTCTATCATTTTACGCTCTATAATTTTCTCGTCTTTTTGATAATACCCGTCGTCATATACGAATAATTGACCGTTAGTTTCTATAATATTAAATTTACTTATCAGTTCGTCTCCAAACTCGTTATGACTAAATCCTACTTTTTTCTCAGCCTCGGCTATTTGTTTTTCGATTTCATCATCGGACTTAAAAGCCTCGTCCCTACAAATGAGAGAGATTTCGTTTTCGTCTAAAGGCTCATCAAATACGAACTCGTTTATAATCTCAATGGTTTCTTTAACTTCTTCTCTTTTAAAGCCTTTGGCTTGTAGATAGACGATATAGTTAAATAACTCTTGATTACGACCGTCGCCCTCTCCCATACCTTTAAAACTAAACTTATCACTAGGAGCGGAAATAGGACTTAACCATTTAGGTACCTCCTCAATTTCCTCCATAGGTATTTTTTTAATCCACTCTCTTAACTTCCCATCGCTTTTAATCTTTACGTAGGCGTTTCTAGAGTGTACTTTTCTATCTGAATAAATCCCAATAGCTAATCTATTTTTAATAAAATTCTTAGGACTCTCCTCGCTAGATTTAAACCATACGTGTATCCCTCTTGTAGTTTTCATCACTCTACATTTAAGATCTAAACTATTTACGATATCTAACATAATCTCCGCGTCGCTAGTTGTATCAAAATCTAGAACAATATAAGGCTCGGGTACAATAAGAGCTACATTATCGAAGTCTTTAACGTCTTTCCAGTCTTTAGCTCCTATACCGTCCTTAAACTTATGAGTAGCGGATTTATTAGAGTCTAAGATAATATATTTATTATTCATAATATCCCTCCACTATCTTTTTAAATTCCTCTAAAGTGTAAGGGCTATAGTGTTCTCCTCCACTTTTCAATATTCTATTTTTATGGATAACTTGGTCGGCTTGCATATCGTTTTCACCGGATTTTAACTCGAAAGCTACGAACTTTCCGCCGATACAAGTAATTAGGTCGGGACACCCCTTAGCGGAGCGTCCGTCCCCATATTTATTGATATAGTAGATACCTTTTTCTTTAAGGTATGCTATACATTTGTCTTGTAGTTTCTTCTCCGGCTTACTAGCCATTAGTCTAAGAAGTCGTCTAAGTCTACGTCGTCAGTATCTTCTTTTTCGTCTTCGACTTCTTCCTTAGCGACCTCTTTAGTTGCACTCTTACCAAAACTACTAGCACTAGCATAATCTCCTAGTCTTACGGATTTTAACATCTTACCCGCCTCTTTATTAGACTCAAACTCCTCGTGATCAACAGTAGCCTCGATATAGCAACCTAGTAAATCCTCGTGGTCGATTTCGTCCACGTTATAATTATTTAAAGCGGTTCTAGCGAAATAACTAAACGCTTTTAAAGCTCCATTATTAGGTTCTCCGTTAGGTTTGATTAAACTAAATTGTTCGGTATGTTTTTGACCGTCCTTAGTTTGTAATGATACTTTCATTTTTCCAAAATCTTCGTTATAATCTACGTCCACGATTTTAAATACGTATCTTCCTTTTTCAATTAAATTAAATGTACTTTCCGCTAATTTTACTTTAGCCATAATGAATCTCCTCCTTAAAAATTTAATAACAACGAGAAACCTTTTATATCCTACGTACTTTCTTATATTCCAGTTTTTTATCTTGTACGAAAACTCGCCCATTTTTTATTTTTCTTCTACTATTTCGAAATCGTATCCGATAATTGCTTTAATTTCTTCCATTGTAAGTTTTACGACTTCTCTTTTAGCTATACTCTCGTAGTTTGGTCTTAATATTTCTACAACGGTATAATCTACATTATCGTTATTCACTAGATTAGCCTCATAATCGTCTACACCATAGCAGTTATCGCCTAACTCGTTATAAAACCAACCATTTAAAAATAGTCCCTTTTTACCATTATTAAAGATCACAATATCGTAGTTCTTTAATATAGTTTTATTTACTTCCACACTATCCCTCCTTTCGTACGGACTTTAATGTAAGACTCTCGCTCTCCTTTAGATAAGCGTTATATAATCCCGCCTCTTTTAATTTATCCGTATCTACACTCTTACGAGTTGTACGAGATAAGGTAAATACATACTTAGCACTTGATAACTCAACTTTTTTCTCGCCATCTCTAAACTGGTCGCCCATATATTTTTTGATATCTTCCTCGACCTTTTTTAGACGTTTGGATTTATCCTCTATAGTTGCCTCTACTTTTTCGATTTCCTCTTTTAACTCGTCCGCCTCATTTAACAAAGACTCGATATTATCGCTAATAACTTCTACCGTATTCTTACGTAATTCTTTTAAATATTCAGCGTCGGCTTTTTCGTCATAATCTGGAGATATACCAGTTACTACGTGAGCGTCCCACCATGCTAGAGCTTTATTAACATAATCCTCCTCAAAGTTAGGAAAAGCCTCACTAACCTTAAACTCATAGATCTTGGTATTTTCTACAGTTGGTACGAAAGTGATATACTTATCTATCTCTCCGTTTTTATACATCTTTTCTCTATCGTCTTTAGAGATGTTATCTAGTACATACTGAGCCTCCTCGTAAGTCTTATCGTCTAAGAACGCTACCGGTACTACCACGTCGTCAAAGCCTTTAAGGTAAGCGTATAAAGACGCTTGTAATTTATAGTAGATAGGGATATCTTCCTCCCAGTCTTCGACTCTTTTAGTTGTTTTTACTTCGACTATGAAGTCCTCTCCTAAGAAGTCCCACATACCGCCTAATATATTTACCTCCGGAAAGAAATCCCCGAAAGTCTTATTAAAATAATCCTTACCATATACATCTTCCGGACTCTTTATATCCATAAAATAGCGTTTACGTAGGTACTCGCATATCTTAGGCTCTATAGCCTTACCAGCGATAGTATAGATACTATCCTCAAACGGTGGCTCATAAGTCTTAGTTATTTCACTCCACGCTTGAAATGGTGTACTCCATTTATTAAGCCCCATAACATTAGCGAAACGAGTCGCCGTTAATTTCTTAAACCTCTTAGGTATCTTTTCTAGTTCGATATGACTATCGATAAACTTTAAATTTTCCATATTTTAGCCTCCATATATTCTTTATAGTCGCTTTTTCGCGACTTGAGGGTATTATTTTTCCTCGATTTTATTTCCAATTTCAATTAGTGTATCTTCTGCGTCTTTTTTAGTCATTATTCCGGATTTCATCAACTTTACTACACCTTTAATATAATCCTCATATTTATCAGCGTCTTTGTCTCTAAGTTTCTTTAATCCGTTCTTAATACTCTTTTCTTGAGTTTCAGACATTTTCCCATCTACGTCAGTAAGCTCTTTTTTTAGTTCTTCTCTTTCCTCATTTGTAGCCGGCTTAGTAGATGTTTTCTTTGTAGTAGATTTAGTTAAAGTTGTTTTAGTAGAACTCTTAGAATCTTCTTTCTCGTCGTCTTCTAATCCACTATCGATTATGTCTCCCTCAGTAATATCTAATAACTGTACATATAAATATCTACGTTGATATGTTTCCTTAGCTCCTTTTTCTTGGATAGGTGTCATAATTCTATTACCTTTACGAGTGATAAGTGGTTCATCATCAGTATAAGAATTAAATACAATATTCTTAGAATCGTCTCTCATATCGTAAAGTATTCCAGTAGGTACGTTATTAGTAAATGTAGTAATAAATATTAGATCTAAATTAGTTAGTATTTCAGTAGCAACAGGTACAATATCCTCTAATTGAAAATATTTATACTCGTCGTTTCTATTGATACCGGTCTTTTTTACTCCGGCTTTCATAAATTGAATTCTAGCCTCGGCTAGTCTTTGATATAAATTAGCGTTTTTCATATCTACGCCAGTTGTCTCTACTTCTTTTTTAGTAGCCATTTTCTTATCCTCCTTAACTTTGGACTTATTTTTATTTTTTCCTAAGTAATCACTAACGCGACTCTTAGCTAATTCAATATAGAAAGTCCTATCTATATCTTCTAGTTTTAATAATCCCTCGTTATCAATAACGCTATGAATAGGTAAACTTGCTATTTTATCAGTACGAGTTATATCGTCGGTATCGTCTTCGTCATCGATCATATCACTTGTAAGAACATCGACCTTATTTCCCTTTACTTTATAAAGCGTACCGTGGTTAGAATTTTTAGAGGCGTATACTCGATTAACTCTTTGTACCTCTATCTTTTCTCCGTTGTTTTCCCAGTAAGTACCATCGTAAGTACTACCCGTCTTAGCGATTATTTGAAACTCGGTAATATCAGTAGCCTCGTTAATAGTGTCTTCTACTGGTTTATTATCCATAAAATAATTAACTATAGCCTTATGGACGATTACCAAACTATTATTAACGAAATCTCCACCGTTAGAGAGTGATACGTAACCACCTTTAGTTTTAATACTGTTCTTATCCTCATCGGTAACAACTTTTTGATACGTTCCGTCTTCTTGTTTTTTGATAAGATAAGTTTCTCCCACTCTCATAATGTAATTATTAACGTCTTTTTGAGCTACGTCCTTAATTACGGTATACTCCATATTTAAGCCCGTTCTCTCCTCCCATTCGGTAACAGTAGCCTCTAATTTAGACTCGCTCGAAATAGGATATTTGACGATTATACCGTCGGTATTACTTTGTATAAGTTCCGTACCCTCTACATCTTCTAACTTCTCTAGTAAGTCGGTAAGTAATAACATACCAGTAATACATATAGCCGACGCGTTCTTAGGATCATATAAATCGTTATATCTATTTTTCATAGCCCCATAACAAGTATTTAATACCAGTTTTAGAGCGTTAGCCGTTGCTTTATCTCCGTCGTGTTTAGCTTGTAATCTAGTTTTATAGATATTAGCGTATAACTCCGCACTTGGTACACTACGACTAATATAATTAAATACCAACATTTGACTAGGATAATAAGAGCCTACGTCAATATCGACTATCTTATAACCCTCGGTCTCTTTGTAGAAAAAGTTTTTAATAGCTCCGTGAATACCACCCCACCCGTAGACGTGTGGTACTCCGGATATTTCAGTCGCTAACTTACATTTATAACGATTAGATGTTTTCAATTTTTCGATTTTATTCTTGAGTGATTTTATTTTGATTTTTCTAGGCTTATCTTTAGCCATTTCCGCCTCTATAAGAGACTTTAGCTCGTTAGAGGTATATTCTATCGGATTTTTAAAAAAGTCTATTATATGAGGGTATTTTGTAAGTTTTAGACAGTCCGGAGGAGTATATTCGAACTCATCGCCGTAATCTTTGTATTTCGCGTCTAGAACGAAACTAGTAATCTTAGCGTTAGTTAACGGTAATACTTCTAACTCTGATACACCTTTAATCTTGGCTATATCTTTTTTAGACTGTATATACTTACTACGCTTTTTATAAAGGTTATAACTAGCGTCTACGTCACGTTTGCAATACGCTATTACTATCTCTAGTTCTTCTTTTGTAAGTTTACGGTTAATATTGAAATCTATCTTAGACTCTACGATATTCTCCAGCATATTACCCTCTATCGCTTTTAAGGATAATCCTCTAGGTAAGTCGTCTCTTAGGTCGAAACTTTTAAAAGGTTTCTTCTTATATGCTATAAAAGGAAATTCCCAACCATTACCGCCTCCTATAATATGGTCGTTATGTTTTTTCACGATAGCGTTATCGGCTCCGTTTAACATAGATAGAATAATCCAGTCGTCATATCCTTTATTATTAAATCCTCCCATGATCATATCTTTAGGTTGATATATAAACTCTTTTAATTGAGCGTTATTATTATGGAGTACTAAATAATTAGGAGTTTCAATATCAGCGTTTCTAATTACTACTATCCAGTCTTCAACAAAAACCTCTATATCGTAAATATAAGTAGTATAGTTTTCCTTTTCTTCGTAATAATATCCGTCCTTATCTTCATAAATAACGAGTATCTCATAATCGTCAAAATAGTCACTAATATTATCCCTAGTTAGGTGTTCTTGAAAATCGCAATTTTCAATATAAAATAATGTATCTTTTAGATTTTCTATTCTAGATAAATGATTTACGTAATCTCTTTCTAAACACTTCTCTAGTTTTTTGATATCTACGTTTTTAAAGTCTATTACTTTATTGGTATAGTTGAGGTCTTCGCACCAATTTTTTATATAGTGCTTTTTCATATTCAACCTCCTCTCTAGTATCTCGACGTTATACTAATGATACGTATCTTTTTAGAACGTCTAGCTTTATTTTCAAATTTACGTAATAGATACGGACTATTAAACGTCTTATAAAAAATTATGTTCTTTTCTAAGTTGAGGATTTTAACATCATACATTTAAACCTCCGTATTTCGTTTAGTCGCTTTTTCGCGACTATCAAATATAAAAAGTTAATCCCTACAAACTAATCCATTACTTAGTTCTAATATGTCATATAAACTCTTAACAGTTTCTCCCTCTTTAAATTCATTAAATTTTAAAGATGTTTTATTGTATTTCTTTATATCTTTTAAAAGTTGAATATTATTTTCCGTAGCGTCTACTCGCGCGATATCTTTGATTTTATTATCTTTATGAGCAATCATTAGTATTTGAGGACTTTCTTCGTTTGTAACAACAGCAATAATCGCCATCTTTCCATTAGTTAAATTATTTGTCACATCTAATGTCATAAGCAATTTACACTCACTATCTACCCCGTATACTCTAAAGAAGAATCTACTTAAATCGTATATTTCTCCGGGACAATAACACTCACAAGCTAGATAATATTTCATATCTAATATATCCCCTAATTTATTTATATTTCTCATATTTTAGCCTCCATATATTTTTAGTGATTAGTGATAAGAACGATTATTTTAGTACCATTATCTATTTTTCTAAAATCGTCAGCGTCCCAAAATTCAAAACGTCCTTGATTATAAATTAGATATAATGTTTGGTTTTTATTTCTACGCCATACTTCATAAACCCAATACTTTATCCCAGTTCTTTTACTAATAACTCTGAATAGTTTTTCTTTTTCCATAAATAACCTCCTATTGATTATAAGTTCTCGTATACGAGTTAAGATACTCGGTAAAAAGTTGTTCGCTAAAATCACTATACCCCGATAGAGCCTTATAGATACTCTCCTCGACCGTTCCTTTGGTTATAAAATGTATGTAACTACATTTATTAGTTTGACCGGTACGGTGTATCCTATCGCGTGATTGTTCTAACGTTGTACTCCTAAGAGTTGGTTCGTAGTAAATAATAGTATCACTACTAAATAGGTCGATACCGGAGCTAGCGCTTTGGTACTGACAAACTATAACTCTTATAGAATCCTCCGCTTGAAATTTACGCCATATTGTTTTATCTTTTTGGTCTCCGTCTAATGTTACATATTTGATTTTTAATTTCTTTAATAACTCGGTTATTTTTTGTATGGAGTATTTAAACTCTGAGAAAATAACAAGCTTTTTATCGTAGTTATCGATAAACTCTTTTAGAACTTCTATCTTTTCATTTTTAACCTCGACTATCCCGTCTTCGGTTGTTATATACCCACTAGCTAATTGTCTTAACTTAGTTAATCTAGCGAGTGGATTTTCGGCTAGTACGTCATAATCCAATAACGCACTCTCCTTTTGTAATTTCTTATATAGAGCTTTTTCTTTTAGTTCTATACTGTATATTTCGTCCGGTAATTTTTCCGGTAAATCTAAACACTCGGATTTAGTGACTCGATACGAATACTTATTTATAATATTTTGTAGTTCTCGTACGTTGACGTATTTAATAGGCTTATAGTATTTACCCATAATACAATAACGAGTCGTAAAATCGGTATATGTACCTTTAAAGATGTTACTAGCGACCCTACCATGTTCTAGATAAGGATCTAGAAAAGTGTACTCACTATAGATATTATCTAATTGACCGTTTCCTATCGGAGTACCAGTTAAGATATACCTATATTTAGCGGTTATAGATAACTTCAATAGAAACTTACTACGCTCGCTAGTTCTATTCTTTATTAAATGAGCCTCGTCTAAAATGATACAGTCCCACACTTTATTAAAAGGACTATTCTCTTTACCTCGCCATACCTTATCGTAATTTATTAGTGTTATGACACTCTTTAGTATTTCACTATCTAACTCGCTAAACTTTTCCATATCTCTATCCCACGCGCCTAGAGCCGATTTTGGGGCTACTATTAACGCGTTATCGATTTTACCGGATTTAGCTAAGTCTAAGACTCTAAATAAACTAGGTATAGTTTTTCCCGTTCCTTGCTCCATAAATAGAGCGAAACTGTCGTTACTTCTTAGATACGATAGTGCTACTTTTTGATGACGATAAAGCTCTATCATTTAGCGAAAAGCTCCTCTAGTAAATTCTTACTAATCAAAGCTCCACTCGTTAGTATTAAGTCGATTTCGTTCTCGCTTAGGTTAGGATATTTATCGGTCAAGTATTCTTTATCCAATATCTTATTAAGTGTTTCTTTTAGCTTATTTCTAGTTATATTGGGTATCTTACCGATATCCCATTTTTTGAATTTAGATATATGATCCTTTACTTTTAATCCCTCAACGTTAGCGATAACGGTTTCTCCTAGTACTAACTCGACTTTACCAACTTCGCCGTTATATAAGATAAAATCATTACTTTTTATAACCTCCATATTTACCTCCTTATTGATTAGCGATAAGTTCGTAAGCTCTTATCGTGCTATCATTTATCGGTACAGTAATAGTAGACATATCTTTAACTATTTCTCCGTTTTTCAAAATATTAACTACCATTTTAAGCGCCTCCTCCGTTTTCTATTGTCGCGTTTTCGCGACTTGACATTAAAACTAAAAAGTCCAATCCAAAATACTCTTTTAACTCCGGAGGATTTTTAATATCTAAGATTTCGCATAAAGTAGCCACCTCGTCCATATAAATACGTCTTTTATTATTGATTTTTAGATTCAATGTAGCGTAATCAATACCCATATCTTTAGCTACCCCCTCTTGTGTAAGACCTAGTTCTAAAATTCGAGCTTTTATCTTACAAGTATTCACTTTTGTTTTTTCCATTGTCACTAAGACACCTCCCCTCGTATCATTAACAATTTTACCCCTCTACACTTATTCGGAGGCTTGGGACTCCCGTCGGCGGTATTAGTAAGGAATACGTTATCTGATATCTAACGTTACCTTTATATCTTTAATAAAATTTTCTATATAATTAGGTTTTATCTTTAAAGTTTCCATATTATCACGTATTTTCTTTAAATTTTCTTTTCTTTCTTTGAATCTTAAACGTCCCAAACCGTCCACTAACTTTTGAGTTTTCTTATCTAACATCATATATATTTTTAAAAATTCCATATTTATATCCTCTCCAATACGGATAGCATAATCTACTATCACTCTACCCTCTTTTTTGTTATCCCCCTTAACTTTAACGTCTTTCACAATAACGTTAATGATGTTGTATTTTTCTTTGCCAGTTTCTAACCAATGAAAATAAAAATTATTATTTTTAAAATATCGTCTCATACACTAACCTATAATAGTCCCTCTTTCTTCAATATTCTTTTTCTATCATGTAAATACGCTTTTATGATTTTAAGTTTTTTTAACATCTCAGTATAATTGACTTCATCGAGAATATTTAGCTTTCTATCTAAGTCTAATAACTTAATTTTTGATTCTAATAGCGAGTTAGTAGTCTTTATCAAATTAGGTGTCTCCATCTCTAATGGTACTGGAGCCATAAAACAATGTTCTTTTTTAATAGCTTGATCACTCCAATATAATAGTTTATAAAAGTATTTTTCGCGTTTTGTCATAGTCCCTCCTCTAGTATTCGCTTTACGCGACATTAAAGTATATTCAAAGTCGCGTTTCGCGATTACTGTATTAAGTATATCGAATAAAAAATAATAAGTCAATGCTTTTTCGCAACTTTTTTCGATTTTTTAAATATTTTATATTGCGTTTTCGCAATAAATAATATATAATACTTTATGTAATATTGTTTTTCGAGCGACTATATTACATAGAAAAATTTAAAATAAGGAGGATAAAATGAATATGGATATGGAGTTATTCGCTACTCGTTTAAAACAAGTTAGAGAGTCTCAAAATATCTCAGCCGAAGAATTAGCCGAAGCCGTTGGATTTAATAAAGCGACGATATTTAGATATGAAAAAGCCGAATTTAAAAGTATCAAACAACCCGTTCTAGAAGCTATCGCTAAATATCTTAATGTAAATCCGGACTATTTAACTGGTAAATCGAACGATAGATTTATAGTGGATAACATTAAAGCTTTTTCCGAAAGAGAGAAAAAGGAAATCGACGACATAGTTAATATGACGACTGAGTTATTACGACAAGAGGGACTGACTTTTAATGGCGAGCCAGTAGATAGAGAAAACATTGAGGCTATTATCGACGCCATGCAAATAGGTCTAGAAATGGCTAAGCGCAAGAATAAACAAAAATACGGTCATAAAAAAGGAGAATAATTTATCGAGTGAATAATATTAAAATTTTAGTGGATAAAACTGTTAAAAAATATGGTACACGTGATCCATTTAAAATAGCTAATGAATTAGATGTAATCTTACTAACTGTACCACTAAAAGATGTAAACGGATTCTATCAATACTATAAAAGAAATTATATCATTTATCTTAACGATAAATTAGACGATAACCGTAGACGTATAATATTAGCCCACGAACTAGGACATCTATTTCTACACAAAAAAACCAATGCTATCTTTATGAGTTATTATACCGCTTTTAATAAGTCAAAGATGGAGAAACAAGCGGACATTTTCGCGAGTGAATTACTAATCTCAGACGACGACATATTAGAATATAAGGGCTTTACTCGAGAACAAATAGCTATTAGTTTAGGTGTAGATATAGAATATGTAAATTATAAAATCGATAATTTAGTCATAACAAAATGATAACAAAATCATAACAAAAAGTATCAATCATAACAAAACCGACTCATTTTTTCCGGTCTAAACCGGACGCTTACCACTCTTAACCGGACACCAAAAAACCAATATAACAAAAAGTTTTTGTTATATATTGAGTTTTTGTTATAGTTTTTGTTATACTCTAAACCCTTATAAATTAAGGCTTAACTATGTTTATATAACAAAATAACATAATTATTTTTAATTTATAGAAATATTATATAAATATATATAATAAAATATAAAAATATAAATATTATAAGAAGTACGAATATTTTTTGTTATTTTGTTATTTTTTTACCGTATAGTCGCGAAACGTATTATTTTTATAAAGGAGGTCGCTAAAATGCAAATTGTTAAAATAATAGTAGCAATCTATATTCGAGTCTCTACAACCGAGCAAGCCGAGGAGGGATATTCTTTAGGCGAACAAGAGGCTAGACTTCGTGCTTACTGTGAGGCTAAAGGCTGGATAGTGTATAAGGTATATATCGATGGTGGATTTAGTGGAGGTAATATAGAACGTCCAGCTTTAAGTAATTTAATTAGAGACGCTAAACTTAATAAATTTGATACCGTACTAGTCTATAAATTAGACCGTTTGTCTCGTTCACAAAAAGATACATTATATTTAATCGAGGACGTCTTTCTAAAAAATAAAGTGGATTTTGTCTCTATGAGTGAGAACTTCGACACCTCTACTCCATTCGGTAAAGCGATGATTGGTATCTTATCAGTATTCGCACAATTAGAGCGAGAACAAATAAAGGAGCGTATGGGATTAGGACGTTCCGCTAGAGCTAAAGATGGATATTTTCATGGTGGCGGACATACACCTATAGGATATGACTACATAGACGGCGAGTTGATCATTAACGAATATGAGGCTATGCAAGTTAGAGAGTGTTACGATTTATTTTTAAAAGGATATCCTCTATCTCGAGTAAGAAAAATACTACATGATAAAGGATATAAATATAAAGAGGGAGATTGGTATAGCGATAGTACTGTTAGATCGTGTCTTACTACCCCGCTCTATTACGGTATGATTTCATATAAAGGAAACTTATACGAGGGAAGACACGAGCCTATTATAAATAAAGAAACTTTTGATAAAGTACAAGCTAGATTTGATGAGCTAGACATACATAATCCCTATAAGAGAGGATCACGTAAAACACCATTTAAACCAACTCAATTATTAAGTGGTCTAATCTGGTGTGGGAATTGCGGAGCTAGATATTACACTCAACATTGTAACGCTCGTAAATCACGTACGGAAAAAGACGGCTTTAAAGGTTGGGACTACTATGTTTGTTATTCTAGGAGTAAATCTAATAAACGTATGATAAAAGACCCTAACTGTAAAAATAAAAGATGGAGAGTTGAGTTTGCTAATAAACTGGTTATAGACGAAATTTTAAAACTTCAATTCAATGAGAATTATATTAACGAGATTATTGGTAATAACTCAGATGATGATAACACCAATGATATTAAAATCATAGAAACAAGACTCTCCGCCATTAAAAACCAAATAGATAAGGTTATGGATTTATATCAGTTAGATAGTATTCCTCTAGATACAGTAGCCTCACGTTTATCTAATCTTAATAGTGAACGTAACTCTCTAGAGTATGAATTATCCAATTTGAAAGAAAACAATAACGTATCCAACTCTACAGTTAAAGCTACTAGAAAACTTTTAAAAAATGCTAAGAGCATACTTGAGAGTGATGATATGGATAAAAAACGTATGCTAGTTCATTCTCTAATAGACCGAATTGAGTTATACGACAACACTATAAAAATCTATTGGTCTTTTTGCTCAAACTAA